ACGCCATCCGCGCCGCCATCGGCATGGCCTTCGGCGTCAACTGACGCCAGGCCGCAACCTCGCCCCCTGCCCTTCCCTTCGAACTGAGCCATCACCATGAACGACGACGCCCAACTGCCCACCGCCACCATCGCGCCCAGCGTGCCCAACACCATCACCCTCGACACGCCCATCCAGCGCGGCACCACCACCATCGCCGAGATCGTCCTGCGCAAGCCGAACGCCGGCGAGCTGCGCGGCCTCTCCCTGCAGCGGCTGCACGCGGCCGACGCCGACGAACTGCTCAAGCTGCTGCCGCGCATCACCTCGCCGAGCCTCACGCCGCCCGAGTGCGCGCAGCTCGACCCCGCGGACCTGTCGGAAGCGGGGGGCGTCGTCATCAGTTTTTTGTTGAAGAAAGCAGTTCGGGACGCGGTCTTGCAGAGCGCGTAGAGGACGCCATGGCGGATCTGGCGCTCGTCTTCCACTGGCGCCCGCAGGACATGGAGGGCCTCCCCCTGGCCGAGCTGATGGACTGGCGCGAGGCCGCCCGCAAGCGCTACGCCCCGAGCAAGCACGACGACTGATCGCAACACCTTCGAACCACCATGGCCACCGCGCTAACCCTCAAGCTGATCCTGGCCGGCGCGGCCAAGGCGGTCAACGAACTCAAGCCGCTCGACGCACAGAGCAAGGCCACCGCCGCGAGCCTGAAACAGTCGCGCGACGCGCTCAAGCTGCTGAATGGCCAGCTCGGCCAGGTCAACGCAATCCGCAAGTACCAGGCCGAGCTGTCCAAGCAGGGCAACAGCCTGAAGGTGCTGCGCGCCAACCTCGACAGCGTCACGCGCACCTACGGCGCGAACAGCGATCAGGCCCGCATCCTGCAAGGCCAGGTCGACCGCGCGACGGCCGCCTACGACAAGCAGCGGCACGCGCTCGTGCAGCTGCGCACTGCGGCCACCGCCAGCGGCATCGGCAAGCTGTCGGCGGACCAGAATCGTCTGCAGGCCGAGATCACTTCAACCAACAGCGCCATCGCCCAGCAGAAGGCGCGCCTCGAAGCGCTGGCCAACACTGGCAATCGCAAGGCGCAGCTGCAAAAAGGCTTCAACAGCACCCGCGCCACGGCCGGGCACCTGGCCATGGCGGGCGCCGCCGGCGTCGGCACCGCCTACGGCATCCGCCGCGCCGTTACCGAACCGCTCCACCAGATCCGCGAGTACGAAACCACCACGGCGCGCATCGAATCGCTGGGCCTCGGCAAGGAAGAGTCCGACAAGGCCATCGACTATGCGAAGCGGATGAAGACCTACGGCACCAGCATGAACGACAACCTCGGGTTGATGCTGGACGCGACCACCGCCTTTGCCGACGTGCACCACGCCGAGATGGTCATGCCGGCCATGGCGAAGATGAAGTTCGCGAACAAGGCCATGTTCGGCGAGGAGCAAGGCACCGAGAACGAACGCAAGTTCATGGACATGCTCAAGGTCATCGAGGCGCGCAACGGCCTGAGCAGCAAGGAAGAATTCACGAAGCAGGCCGACATGGTGCAGCGCGTCATCACCGCTACCGGTGGCCGCGTCGACTCCACGCAATGGCTGGACTTCGTCAAGCGCGGCGGCATTGCCGCCAAGGGCCTTTCCAGCGAGGCGATGTACTACCAGCTCGAGCCCATCGTGCAGATCATGGGCGGCGCCAGCGCCGGCGTGGCCACCATGTCCGCCTACCAGAACCTCTACCAGGGCCGCACCACCAAACGCGCCGCGCAGAACCTGATGAAGTACGACCTGATCGGCGACCCGTCGAAGGTGAAACACGACAAGACGGGGCAGGTCTCGTTCCTCGACCCCGGCGCGCTCAAGGGCAGCGACCTCTTCCGCACCAACCAGTTCGAATGGATGGAGAAGGTGCTGCTGCCGGCACTGGCCGCCAAGGGCCTCACCAGCCAGGACCAGGTGAACGACGCCATCGGCTCCATCTTCAGCAACCGCACCGCGTCGAGCCTGTTCTCTCAGATGTACATGATGAGAGACCAGATCCACAAGAACGCGAATCTCAACGCCGGCGCCTTCGGGATCGACGAACTGGACGCCAGGGCGCGAGACAGCCTGAGCGGAAAGGAACTGGAAGCGCAGGCCCGTTTCCACGACGCCATGCAGGAGGCCGGCCGCGCCCTACTCCCGGCGTACATCAGCCTGCTCAACACCGCGGGCAGCGCGCTGCAGCGCATCACGCAGTTCGCGCAGGAGAACCCCGTGCTCGCCTCCTACATCGGCAAGGCCGTGCTGTGGGTCGGCCTGCTCGCCGCCGGCTTTGGCGCGCTGAGCCTGGGCGCAGCAACGCTGCTCGGCCCCTTCGCTGTCGTCCGCTACGGCCTGGGCCTCTTCGGCGTCAAGGCGGCGGTGCTCTCGCCTGTGCTCACCGTGCTCACGCGCGTGCTGGGGTTCGCGGCGACGGCCGTCATGTGGCTCGGCCGCGCGCTGCTGCTCAACCCGATCGGCCTGGCCGTGACTGCCATCGCAACGGCCGCTTTTCTGATCTACAAGTACTGGGGACCGATCAGCGGCTTTTTCATGGGCCTGTGGGAGCGCGCGAAAGCCGCGTTCGGGGCCTTCTGGCAGTACCTTGGCGGATCGATGCCCGCGGCGCTGGCCGCGGTTGGAGCGGCCATCATCAACTGGTCACTTCTGGGCCTCTTCTATCAAGCCTTCGCGGGGGTGATGCTGTGGTTCGGCGTCGAGCTGCCGGCAAAGTTCACGACCTTCGGCGCGCAGATGATGCAGGGCTTGGCGAACGGCATCACCGGCGCGCTCGGCGCCGTGAAAGACGCCATCAACGGCGCGGCAGACTCCTCCCTCGGCTGGTTCAAGGAAAAGCTCGGCATCCGCAGCCCGTCGCGCGTCTTCATGCAGGCCGGCGAGAACATCGTCGAGGGAGCCGCCATCGGCATCGACCGCACCCGGCCGCTGCTGCGCGCCGCGGCGCTCGGCCTGGCCGGCGCAACGGCCGTGGCCATGCCCGCCATGGCGGCCGAGTTCCCCCTCGCGCCCGGCAACTTCGACACCCGCGCCCCGCTTGCCGCAGTGCCGGCCGGCCGAGCCGCCGGCGGCGTCGTCGTTCAGGGCGACACCATCACCATCCACATCACCGCAGCGCCCGGCGCCGATGCCGCGCAGCTGGCGCGCGCCATCCGTGCCGAGCTGGACAAGCGCGACGCCGACAAGCGCGCCCGCGCCCGAGGCGCCTTCATCGACTACGACAACTGACACCCGACATGCTCTGCCTCGGCCTCTTCGTCTTTTCGCTCGACACGCTCAGCTATCAGGAGCTGCAGCGCCGCAGCAGCTGGAAGCACGCCTCGCAGCCGCTGGTGGGCGCACGCAACGCCTCGCAGTACCTCGGGCCGGGCGACGACATCATCACCCTCAACGGCATCGTGGTGCCCGAGTTCGCGGGCGCCCCGGCCAGTCTGTCGGTGCTGCGCCTCATGGCCGACCAGGGCGCCGCGTGGGTGCTGGTGGAAGGCACCGGCACCATCTACGGCGCCTTCGTCATCGCCGAGCTGCAGGAAACCCGAACCCTCTTCTTCGCGACCGGCGAGGCGCGCCGCATCGAGTTCACCCTCACGCTGCAGCGCGTCGACCAAGACGCCCAGGAAGTCGCCGAGCAGCTGATCGCCGACAGCATGGGCGACCTGGGCGCCCTGCTGCAGGACGCGGCGGACAACATGGGCCTGTCGCTGGGCGTGGGCGCCAGCGCGGTTTGAGCACACCATGTCCGACGTCAACGCCATCACTGCCACGCTGCCGACGGTCAACGTCAGCGCCAACAGCTGCAGACGCGACACCCGGCGCGCCGCTGCGCACCTCACACCCATCTGGCGCATCACCGTCAACGGCGCGAACGTGTCCGATCGCATCCTGCCGCGCTTTGTGCGCCTCACCATCACTGATGACCGGCAGAACGATGCCGATGAGGTTGAGCTCGTCGTGAGCGATCACGACGGTGCCGTAGAGCTGCCGGAAACCGGCGACACCGTTGAGGTGGCCATCGGCTGGCTCGCCGAGCCAAATGCGGCGCCCTACCGCCAGCTCACCACCGAAGAAATGGGCTTCCCCGTCGGCCTCGTGGAGAAAGGCGCCTACACCGTGCAGGCGGTGGAATACGCCGGCACGCCCGACGAGATCACCATCCGCGCGCGCGCGGCCAACCTGCTCGACAGCCTGCGCACCCTGCGCGATGAGTCATGGCACAAGACCACCGTTGGCGCCATCGTCAACAGCGTGGCCAAGCGCAACCGCATCGAGGCCGTCGTCGCCAAGGAAATCGCCTCTCGCAAGGTCAAGCACGCCGACCAGCTCGGCGAATCGGACGCGTCCTTTCTTCGCCGGCTCGCGCAGACCTACGACTGCCTGTGTACCGTGAAGAACGGCAAGCTCCTGTTCAGCCAGGCGCGCGCCGCGCGCACGCCGAGCGGCAAGGTGCTGCCGCCGGTAGTCATCACTCGGCAGGACGGCGACAGGCACCGCTGGAGCCGCGCAGATCGCGACGCGTACAGCGGCGTGAAGGCATGGTGGAACAACATCAAGACCGGGCGCCGTAGCAGCGTCATTGCCGGCCTGAGTGGCCGCGCGAAGGAGCTGCGCACGACCTTCGCGAGCGAAGCTGATGCCCTGGCCGCGGCCCGCGCCGAGTGGCTGCGCATTCAGCGCGGGATCTTCGATTTCGAGATCACCCTCGCCTACGGCCGAGCCGACATCACGCCGCAACGGCCCACGCGTGTGGCCGGCTACAAGCGGAAGATCGACGAGACGCCTTGGATCGTAGCTAGCGTGCGGCACACGATCGACCAGGCCGGCTATGTCAGTCAGCTCACCCTGGAGACCGAGCTGGCCGAAGGCGTGGAGGGGCAAGAAGGCGCAAATTCAGCCTGAAGAAGGCCGGCGTCGAGTTGTGTGTTGAGCAAGTTTATGCGCCGCTCCCGCGTTCTCCCCTAGTACCTGACTTCTATCTCGCGTCCTAAACTCTGGTTACCGGAGGTAAGGAGCGCTCGATGGCATACCGCAACAAGACCTATATCGCCTTTGACGGCGACAACGACATGCACTACTACCGTCTCATGACGGCGTGGAAGGCTAACGATGGCTTTTCGCTCAACTTCCACAATGCGCACGATCTCAATACTGCGCGGGATTCGAGCCAAGAGGAGAGCATCAAGCGTCAACTTCGCGAGCGCTTCGCAAATTCAAAGTTGCTAGTGGTACTTATTGGCGAAAATACAAAGTATTTAACCAAATTCGTGAAGTGGGAACTTGAAGTAGCGCTGAGGCTAAGCCTTCCCATCATAGGGGTAAATTTGAATGGAAGCAGGAAAATGGATGACCGGTGCCCGCCGACCATTCGGGACGAGCTAGTGGTTTATACGTCCTTTAATCACAACATCATCGCTCATGCAATGGACCATTGGCCAACCAATTACCACAGCCTGCGTAGCGCCGGTACAACGGGCGCCCATTTCTACAAAGATGAAGTCTACGCACGGCTCGGCTTGTGAAATACTTCTTCGAATCAATTAGGACAAAGGCCTATTGGCGCTACGCGCTATTCTCCGGCGAAGCGATTGGGAAATTTTTCGCCGTAATGGGCATCCTATATCTCTGTGTAGATCTTGCAGATGCGTTCAACATCTACAACAAAACAAAATACAGCTACCTAGGATTGATCATCTTGATCCTGCTGGCGCTTGTGTATGTCGTATCGACCCGTAGGCCGGTCTCGCGCGTCAGCTACAAAATCCCTCAAAAGGATTTTGCAATAGAAGTTCGCATCGGCGATCTCTTCAACATTCCCGGGGAAGTAATTATTAGCACAAGCTCAACTTTCGACACCGATATGGCGTCTGGGTTGATTAACGTAGCCAGCTTGCAAGGGCAGTTGGCGACCCACTTCTTCAATGGGCAAACCGTGGAGATAGATCGTCAGATTGAGCAATCCCTAGCCAGGGAGAGCTTTATTTCCAACGACAAAAGGCCTGGAAAAAAGAAGGAATACCCCATCGGCACGGTCGCCAGAGTTAGTGCTCATAGCAAAAACTTCTACCTCGTCGCCATGTCGCATATGGACGAAAACGGCAATGCTCAATCTGACCTAAGAATGGTCGACGAGGCATTAGAAAAGCTATGGGCAAACCTCGCAACCAAAGCTGAGGTTGGCGATATTGTTATGCCGTTAATGGGCACGGGACGCGGCAGGGTTGCATACCCTCGAAAGAAGATGATCGAGCGCATCGCGCAGTCCTTCACCGATGCTTGCAGTGAGAGGGCATTCTCCAATAAGCTGATAATCGTAGTGCGGCCGGAAGATGCATCGAAGTTCTCACTAAACCTGTTCCAAGTACGCGACTATCTGGGACAGAGTCTTCATGCTTAGCTTGGCGTCTCAATTCAATCTGAAGGATTGGCTTCCGCTGCTAGTTGGAGTGATCACCGCGCTTGCCACGCTGTTTGGTGTAGCAGTTTCTAGCCATTTTTCGCATCGGAATACGCGCATCGCTTTGCGTGAGCAAAGGCAATTGCGTGCAGACGAGCGTCGCCTAGAACGAATGGAGGAATTGTTCGTGATCTTCCATCGCTGGGAGATGAATATTGGCAATATCTATCTTATCCATCTCCGTCGACACAGGGGTCTACTGACATCGTCGCAAGTAGATGAACTGGTTCTCAAACATAACGGGTTGGAAAAGGATGACATTCATCGCTTGTCGATGTTGCTCCGCCTACACTTTCCGGAGCTAGCTGAACAATACACTGTCGTTCAAGAGGCCAGAGCAGCAATTGTCCAATTCCTAGATACCTCCAAACCCGCAAGTGTTGCGCCTTTCATTAAGGCGCAAGAGAATTTTGAAAAAGCATGTGAGGAATTCAAAGAAGCAATTGCAGCGCTACCGAGACTATCTGACGCCAAAGCCATCGTCTAAAGTTGTCCCATTCACTATGATGAAACAGCCTTGCGCGTAACGGTACACGCTGATGCGGGCAAGAAGGCATAGCGCATACAAACTATCGGTTGCGGCTCGGGTGCAGGCGCGCCCAATGCCGAGCATCTGCTGTATAGATTCAGTCAGTGCTGGTCGCATTCAACGCAGTATGTGCTTGGTCTTCGAATACTAGCGCGATAGGCCAGCCAAATCTAGAATAGCAATAAAGATGCCCCTTATAGTCTATATGAAGCATTATTAGCCTATAAAACAGCTCAAGGCATCCATACAATTCGTTGATAAATTTTTGGCTCTTTTCGCCATCCCAATCCAATTCACTGGCATGAGCAAGCTTGTGCCTCAGATCATTCCAAAGCACCCGAAGCCCCTTCGGAATTCGACCACCATCCTCAAGCTTTCGCAGTGCATTTGCCATAGTGCCCTTTTTGGCGCTCTTTAGACTTTGAATGATGCGGCTCCCAGCTCGCTCCTTGAACGGCAAATCCGCAATCAACTTTAGCGCCTCCTCGCATTGGTTTAGAAATTCGCTATCTGGAAATGAGTCCTCCTCGAAACATGCATGAATGATTCCTTCGCATGCAGTTGCAACGATCAGACCTTGATTTTCAGCGCTACTATTGAAGCCAGACAGAATGCGAAACCAAAAACCTGCGATCTCTTGGTACGGGTTGGCGTTTGCAAAGAAATACCGGACCACAAAATCACGAAAATCTGCAAAATCATCCGGCGAGTTTGTCGGAATGGGAGAAACTAAGCGATTTAGGCTAGCTTGCTTGGTCTGGGCCGAATACACCACAGCGGTACGGCTGTCGCTCTGAATGATTAATTCTGCCTGTGGCTTGAGCAGTGCTCCTACCGCAATTCCAATTGCTTCTAAAATGCGATTCTTGTATTTCGCTGGCTCCTCTGAACCAGGCTTGAGAGCAACAAGCAAGTCTCCTTTGTCCGTCCTAAGGATGGCGGAACGCTCTTCATCAATTTTGATTTCGCATTTTGAAAATGCTGGTTCTGTGGTGCCTCGCTGCCCTTGATTAAACGGGATTTGATATTTCCCTTTCACCACTACAATCGCCTGCGTAGCTTGAGGGTAATTATTTTCCCCTTCAGAACGAATACTCCCGATGCGAGCGGCTTTGAAAAGCATGTCGCCGGTAGACATATTGGCATTGGAGTTAGCCTGAACATGCTCAGCCGTCCAAACTCTTCCATGCATGTCCCGACCTTCGAATCGATAGTAATTCTCTGAATCTATTATCTGTCCTGAAGGAGTAGCGCCGTTAAAGGCATCAAGCATCTCTCCGCAGAGGGATTCTGCAGGCGGATTCTTGCAATAGAATTTCAGGCAAAGAAAGCCGTTTTCGTCCTGGAAAATCGTCGCAGCACCAGCATATTTCCTCGCGTTTTCTGCTTTTTGTTGATGCAGCGTTGCCTCAGTAAAATCGAGCGCAAATCTATTATTTGCTATATCTTCGAAATCTGAATTTGAGAGACTTGACATTGCGGCCTACAGCTTTTAATCGATCGTGAAATGAAGAGCTTGGCTAGATATTGCCCCACCGACTGGAGAGCGCGGCCTCGCTCGCTCTTCCATCGCCCTAGCCCGGGGGCCGACAGTGGCCGTAGCCATTCATTAAGAAATTCGAAGTCCGGTCTCTTGGAATCCAAATCTTGCCGCGTCGCACTACGTTGAAGGCATTCGTCAGCGGGCAGAGCTGGTTCACTATCGACGTAGGTTCTGTGGCGTAGATCCGGTAGTCGACATCGCCCCGGCGCAGCCCGGGATCAAGTTTGACGTCGTCGCTGGAGACCAGCCCAGCGTCGATCCGGGTGACACGAATCCCCAACTTCGTCAGACGCTCTCCCAGATTGGCATACGGCATGTCAGCGGCCTTGAGTGGCACGGCTGCAAGCAATATTTCAATTTGCCGTGAGTCGCTTGTGACACCGTCCGACCAAATCGGCGTTTTTGAGATCTGGTCCTTCTGTGCAGCGACGGACGGTATGGCCGCCGTCCAGATGCTGGCAACGGCCAGCACCACCGCAATCCTTCGCATCGATCCTCCTACTCCACCGCTTCCGTCGCGGCGTCTCCCATCGCCATGAACATCCAACGGGCCAGGGTCCAGAGGACCAGACCCAGCCTACCCGTTGGCCCTCTTCGGTTGCGCGAGCGCATCAAGAACGCCGCGCGCCGCGGCTCGGCCTCGCTCATCCGCCGCTTCATAGTTGTCGAGCAGTGCGGCCTCTTCCCGCGTAACAACCCGCGTGACGGTGTCCCCCGACGCTGCGGGCTGCGGCTGCTCGTCATTTGCTGGCGCGCCTTTTCCGGCAAGCACCCGTTGCCCGGAAAAAAGGAACGCCACATCAACGCCGTGCGCGGCCACACGAGTTAAGTAGTCCGCATCGGGTGCGCGCTTTCCCGTCTCGTAGTTCGACTGAGCGTTCAGCTTCACGCCCCCGAGCTCTGCCAGGGCCTCTTGCGATAGGCCAAGGCGCTTGCGCTCTTCCCTCAGTCGAGACGAAAAATCACCCATATGGATAAAAACCGGTTGAACTTCATCCATTCGAGTGATAAAGTCCGCCACACACACAAATTAATCCGTTCGGATATTAAACGCATGGCTCACATCGCCCGTCGCCGTGGTCGCCCCGAGCTTCCACCCGAGATCCGCCTCGTCAACGAAGCGCCCATCGCCATGCGCCTCGCCCCGGACGAGAAAGAACGCACCCAGCAATACGCAGCGCGCGAGGGCCGCTCCCTCGGCAATTTCGCGCGCCGTGTCTACCTCAAGGGCCTCGCGCAGTACGAGGCCGAACAGGCCGGCGCCGCCACATCCGCCGTCTGACCCACCGCACCAGTCTCTCCCCTCCTTTGCCCGAAGGACTCTCGACGATGTACCCCGATCCCAAGCGCGTGCGCGACAACCGCCAGACCGTCCGGTTTGACGACTACG